CCGCGTGCTGGTCGAGGGCGTTGGCCATCTTCCGCATATCGTCTGAGGTGCCTGCCACCATTCCAGACGGGTCATGGATCATGAACAGCGAGGCCTCGGCCATCTCGATGCTGTCACCTGCCAGGGCAATGATCGAAGCAATCGATGCAGCGATGCCGACCACCCGGGTAGTCACCGGCGCCTGCCGGCCTCGCAGCATATTATAGATGGCCAGGCCGTCCCAGACGTTGCCACCTGGGCTGTTGATCTCGACCACCAGGGGGCCGGGGCCTACAGACTGGAGAGCATCGGAGAATGCCTTAGCAGAAATGCCTGAACCACCGAACCAGTCCTCGCCGATCTGGTCGAAAATCTGGAGCACCGCCGGCTCATGGACCGAGGCTCGGGGGCTGTAGGAAAGCCAGTTGGTTACTTTAGTCATTGGTTTTCTTGGCTCTGGTTTTCCGCTTCTTAGGCTCGAGCACCGCAACCACCTCTTCGATGGGCTCGGCCGGGATCGGCTCGGGCATTTCTTCGGAAGGGGGCTGCTCGAGAGCGGCTGCGGCTGGCTCCGGTGCTATCGGCTGCTTCTGAGCGGTCGAGATCTGGGAGACATCGAGGCCGTACTTGACTGCCAGGTCTTGGATGTACCGGGCCTGTTGAGCCTTGGCCTCCAGGGCAGATCGCCAATCGATGCCTCGGGCGCCGTAAATCTCGTCGTAGGTCGTAATACCGGCACCAAGCTCGTTTAGCTGGGCGGCTGAGTTGCGGCCGACGTCGACGTTTGGAGCCCGGGGCGCCTGGATGGCCACCTCGTACCAGTCGTCGGGAGAGTCTCTCAGGGTGGGGTCGGTGCGGATGGCGTACTCCATGACGTATTCCCAGATACGTCGGGCGGCCGAGGCCATCACCTGGTGCCGACTCCTGAACCACACCGATGACATATCGAGTGAGCCACGGTAGACGGTGCCCTGCATCGACTCTGGAAAGACCAGGACGTAAGGAATACCGACGCCTGCGCACACCTTTTCGGTGAGGCTGCGCCAGTACTCGCGCATATTAACATTGGGTCGGTCAGCGGCGAACTGCTCGAACTCGTCGCCAGTCTTTAGCACCTTGACCGAGGCGCCGAAGATGTTCTCGTAGTAGTTCTGGGCGGTGCCCTGGGATCCAGCAACACCGGATCGGAGGCTGGTTGCCTGCACCTCACCGGAGCTTGTCTTAATGACCTGGGCCACGCTCGAGGCCAGCTTGCAGGATTCCATCTCGAGCTTCTGGAGATCGTCCAGGTCGTGCAGGTCGTTGATCACACAAGCCACAAAAGGCAGGCCGCGGAGCTGGCCGGCACGTTGGGCCTCGTAGATGTGGACCACCGAGTCGGAAGAAATGGATCGGATGTCGGTAAGTTGTCCCTGCTGCTGCTCCTGGCCGCAATAGAAGGAGATGGCCCGACCAGTCTTGGGATCGAACCGGACGCCGTCGAACACATCAGGAAGGCCCTCCTGGCCAGCGGGTGTCGACACTTGCTGCGGCTCGATTAGCTGCAGGCGGGGCCGGCCGGTCTCGCCCTTGGTCAGGAGGATAAAGGATTCCCCGTCGTAAAACCAGCCACGGGCTGCCAATGACATCAGGGTGCCGAAAGACTGCCGGGATCCGATGTCAGGGTAGCGGCTCCAGGTGTCCCACCATTTCTTGGCTCGGAGATTCCACTCGGGATTCGAGGAAGCCGGTTGGACTGAGAAGTTGCTGCCGACGGTGTAGTTCTCGAACAGGTCGCCCAGGCGATTCATCACCGCGTTGTTCTGCTCGAAGAATCGGCTCTTTCGGACAATCTGCTGCCGGGTAGAGGCAGTCACATCGAACCGCACCGAGGTGTAGCTGGTGTCAAGGAAGGACCGGCGGATCGAGTTGGACGCGCCCTCGTAGCGGTCGACAGGCGCCGACCGGAACTTGCTTAGGATGGTGTCGAGGAATCCCATCAGCTCATGCCCATCCGGTAGGACGCCTCACGGCGGAAGTTTGAAAAGTCACCGCCGTAGGATGTCGCAGCAATGAGCACCACGGTCACCATCTTGGTGTAGATCTGGGCGTCGGTGGGGCTAGTGATGCCGTCCTGCTCGAGGTAATAGACGGCCAGGTCGTAGTCATCGACCAGGCTTTCCCACATCTCGACCATCTCGGATGGTGTGGGGGCGCCCTTGCCGGGCTCGGCAAACTCTACCGACACATCGGAGGATGAGGTCGACCGGACAACCTGGCCGGACTCGATCACTGTGGCCGCGGCGATAGACTTCGCAGCCAGGGCAGCCAGGAGCGTCACACCGCCCAGTGTCGCATAGACACTGCGGAGATAGGCTCGCTTGATGGCTACCGTAAAAGTGAACACCTCGGGCCGGATCTTCACCGATCCCAAGTGTCTTACAACAGGTTAGCTGGCTATTGACTCGCTTGACGTAACCAGATCATTCCAAAGCATCACCATAGCGAGCTGCATGATTTCGCAGTCGTGAAGATGGTCCGGCCATTTCTGATTTCTCTTAACCCAGACGTGCTTGATGCGGCCGGCTCGGTTGGCCTGGGGGCGTAGGACGTGCGAGTCCAGGTGTCGCCAGTACAGGTCGGGCTCGGAGATGTAGGCACCTTCGGCCTGGACGCTGGGCGGATCCTGATGGACGCCCCATTCCCGGTCGATGTCGCCCTTCCTTAGCCTGGAGAGCATATCGCGGAGGTGCTCGGTGTCGAACACCAGGAGGGGCTGCACGACGTCGGTCCTCATCGAGGAAGATGTCGACAAGCCGAACGGATGCACCGCCCCGGTAGATGCTGTGAACCGGGCTCCGGTCTCTCGGCCTTTGAGCGGCATCCAGCCGATGATCATTGGCTTCCTAAGGCCTCCCTCCGGTGGGTATCGGAGGCCACAAGGGAATGTGATCGGATTCGAGGTCACTGAGGAATAACTGCCGCAAGCATCGTACACGGTCTGGGTATTGAAGCCTGAGTCGATGCCGACATCCATGTCATGGACCTCGAGGGCCACCTGCACCCGGCGAAGGGCTGCAAAGTCGTCGGCATGGCCGGCAGCAATCAGGGTAGAGTTGCCGTCCTTCCACTCGCGGCACACCCACCAGAGGAACGGCGCCACGGCCTGGACGTCGGCGGTCAGGTAGCGCCGGCCGCCATCGACGGTCACGGTGGCCGCGGTCTCGGTGCGCTCCTGCTGCACGTCCTGCTGCTCCCAGGGCTCGGCCAGGTTGCCGTTAATGAAGCCTTGGAGACCGGCCATCGATGCCTTGGCCTCGAGGAATGAGACTGCCAGATATCCCCAGGTACATTTACGGTCGGGGCTGTAAAGGCTGCTGAGGTGGTAGGACCGCACACCAGGCATGGCGTTGGGATTCTCTGGGCGCCATTGGCCATGACGAAGGGCTGCCACCTTGTGAGAGTCGGTGATTTTGCCCTGGCACAACTGGCAGACGTAGTGAGCCGAGGCTCGGATCTTGGCCAGGTCGTGCTTGCCGTCCTCGGCCTTGGCGTCGTCCCAGGTCACCTGCCGCCATTCGAGCTTGATGTACTCCCGGCAGTGTGGGCAGGGCAGGTAGTAGCGGCGCTGGTCGCCGCGGAGAAAGCGCTGCCAGATACGGCCTTCCACTACGGTGGGCGTCGAGGTCATGAAGGCCTTGGAGCTTGAGAAGCTCTTGAGGCGCTGCTCGGCTAGGTCGAGGGCGTCGGCCTCACGGGCTGTGGCCTCGGCGAACTTGTCGACCTCGTCGGCGATGAGCACCCGAACCGGGCGGCTGGCCAAGTTGGCCGGGCTGTTTGATCCTACGAAAGTCAGGGTCGACCTGGTGAAGTTCTGCTCGAGGTTGGTGATCTTGTCGGCCTCGGCCGGGTAGCATTCGAGCATGGCCGGGCTGTCCTCGAGCATGGGCAGCCAGCGGCTCTTCGAGAATGACCTGGCCAAGGACTCGGTAGGCATCAGCCACAAGGCCGGGCTCGGCTCGTTGGCGATTAGCCAGGCCAGGCCGGCCATCAGGGTGGTCGTTTTGCTGGTTTGGCTTCCCCAGCAGAGGGTCACCTCGTAGACCGTAGGGTCTTTCCAGCATTCCATGGGCTCCCGGGTATACGGTCGAACCGAGGTCGAGAAGGGCCCGGGGTGCTCGGTCTGCCGTTGGGTCAGCCGCAGCGATGCCTCGGCCCAGTCGACTACGGTCTGCATCGGTGTCGGCCGGTAGAGGTTGCGGCGGTAGTCCAGGAGGCTGCGCTGTAGGTCGGTCAGGTTCAAAATAAGCGCCCTTCGTGTTGGTTGGAGATCCTGGCCTCGGATATCTTGTGATATTCTGGGTCGCGTTCGATGCCGATGAACCGAAACCCGTTGATGGTTGCGGCCTTGCCGGTTGAACCGGAGCCCATAAACGGGTCGAGGATGGTTCCGCCTGGTTGAGTTATCAGGCGGCAGAGGTAGGCCATTAGCATGGTCGGTTTGACGGTAGGGTGATTGTTCTCGGATTCTCGATCTACTTTACCAGCTTTGGCCGTGTAGAAGAACCGGGCGCCGGACTTCAGCGACAAGGCCGCCTCGTTGCTGCCGTCGTGGATGATGTTGGCAGGCCAGCGGCCTTTAGATGTTTCACAGGCTCGACGATCTCCATCTTTGTTTGAGGTCACAAAACCAACACTGGAAAGGCCTATTTTGCTGGGCCTAGAAGTCCAGACTGCTTTATGTATTGGATCATCATCGTCGATTTTAACTCTACACCCATCGACATTGATGGCGCCGGTGCCGTACTGGATGACATTGGCGGCCACCGTGCTGGAGAATGGCTTTCGGGCCATGGTGATCGGCTCCAGGGCAGGCTTTAGGGCGGTGCCCCAGCCTTTGTGGTCGCCTTCGAGATTGTGCGACTTCGGGAATCCCGACCCATACACCCAGGCGATCATGTCTCGAATCTCGAAGCCGGCGTCCTCGATTCTGCACGCCATCCGGTGTTGCGTCCTGGTGCCGGCAAATGCCAGCAGATGGCCTCCCGGCTTCAGTACCCGTAGACACTGCTCCCAGATGGCCACGCTCGGCACGTCGTAATCCCATTTCTTGCCCATGAAGGACAGGCCGTAAGGCGGATCGGTCACGATGCTGTCGACCGAGTTGTCCGGTAGAGTCGCCAGAACCTCTAGGCAGTCCCCCAGGTGTAGTTGGTAGGTCATTTCCATGGGTCTGTGTTGTGTAGTGTCTTAAGCGCCACCTCCTGGACCCACCGGGTCAGCTCGCGCTCGGCGTGCTCGGGGTCATGCGGTGCTATCCGGCCGGAGAGCTGCTTCGGCATGGCCTTGATCAGCGAGGCCACGGCGCCGTCGTGCTCCTGCATCACCCGGCGCACCCAGTCGCCGGAGACCAGGCGCCGTTCCTTCTCGGCCTGGGTGATCACCTCGTCCCTGGCGCTTGTGAGGTTCTTGGCTGCCGCGGCATGGATGGCGACCAGCCGGCCGGCGTCTGCTCGACCACCGCGGAGGGCATCGACTGCCAGGTCATAGGCTGCACGCTCGATTTGACGCTGCCTTTCGTAAGCGCCTTCAGGCGAGTCGGTGGCGGCTGTTGCGGTGTTGAGAGGGCTCTCGGCTTCTATAGGCCTGTAGGGGCCTTCCTGTTCGATTGCGGTGGGGTCTGGTACGTTCTTCTGTTTACCAATAGACTTAGCGCGTGACCTTACGTGTTGAGATCGCCAGAGGTCGGCCGACTCAGGTGAGTCCATGGGCATCCCTTGGGATATAAGCTGTGCGACCCGCGGCTGGCTTATACCGATGCGGTCGCCGTATTCCTTTTGTGTCATGGCTGCAAGGCGTCCTTGATCTCCTGGGGCATCATCGAGTCGGGCAGGTTGCCTGCAAATTGGAGGGCTCGGAACACACCGTCGCGCCGGCTGTCGTAGTTGCTGGGCACCAGGGAACCAACGATCTGCTCTGGAGTGGTTCCGCTTTTCATCAGCCGGATAAACCAGGCGGTATTGGCCAGGCCGAACTGGTCGACGAGGAATTGTATTTGGTTAGGCATAAATTATTTGATGAAAGCATTACTCGCAGAAATTGATAGGGGTCTCGCGTTCACC